CTCCTGCGATCCGTGTAGTTGTACTGGACACGGACTCGACCGTATCCGAGAGACTCCCATCGGAAATCACGGGCGAGATTGCCAGAGGGAAGAGCGATGATGTGAGAGGAACGAACAATCATGGTGTACTCCTTTAAGTGGTGCTAGCTCCTGCTAGCTGTGATGGTGGTGCTAGTGTCCTAGCCGTTTGTTTATCCATTGTCTGTATCTTATCACAGCCTTTCGGGATCGTCAATGTAGAAATTTTCTTTTGTGTCTCTGCTAGATGGCTAGCATTCTTTATATAGGCAGAGAGCCACCACAGCACCACCACAGCTAGCACAGTACAGCGAAGCCGTCAGAACACATCCCGAAACTCTCGCTATATAAACAATAGCTAGGCAATAGGCAGGGTTTGGGTGACGCCTATACAGCATAGCGGTGTGATGAGGTGTACCACAGGGCAACCCACAGATTATATGTCATATGTCGACAAGTGCCCAAAGCGCCCCACAGTTAACCCAATGCACCCCAAAGGCACCACCTTCGGCTCAATCCTTGCAACACAGCTGGAAATCGGCGGCTGTTGTTCAAACGCGATGCGTGAGGCGGTCATGAGGTGCCCCCACGGGGGTAACGCACGCGATCTTTTATTAATGTGAGGGTTCACAAATTTTCTCCATTTTTCAATCGGTACCCCTTAGTTATCCACAGGACACCACAGGTTATCCACAGCTTTATCCACAGGTACTCGAAAAAAAAGCCCCAGACAATCCACCGAGGGAGAGTCTAGGGCTAGTTATGGTACACCAATCGGTACACACGTTAACACTATGGAAAACTAAAGGGAACTCACAAGAGTTCTGAGGACAGCATCGATCATACTTAAGTCACCATTCATCAATGACATAATGAATAGGACTATGATGATGATGATCTTGATGGTAGTAAATACCTTGTTCTTAGTCCAATTCATCTGTTCTTATTGTTGTTATACTTGTTAATGATGTTAATAATACTCATCCCCATAAGGGAACTATAGGACTCCTATAAGGGAACCCTAGCTATCCCCATAAGGGAACTATAGGACTCCTATAAGGGACTTTAAGTACACCTATAAGGGACTATAGTATACTGATACCTGATACCTTGATATATTGTCTTTAAGAGAGAGCTATTGCATGAGCTACATACACCTATATATAACCTTTTCTGCCCCCTACTAGGAGAGTACACTAATTAAAAAACAGGCTGTTGACCTTTAAAGGTACATTAATTACCCCAAGATTACTACTAAATATACCTATAGGGTATTACTTAGGTATCACTTATCAGTATTTCTACTTAAGTTTGTACCCTGAAGTCTCTCTTTTGATACCTTTAGTAGTGTTTCTAGAGCCATTCTTTGTGTCTTCAGTAGTGAGGACACCACCTACATGGTTAGTTACAAATCCATAGAAAGACTCCATAGATTCCTCTAACCACTCTTCAGTAAGTTCTTGGATGCCAGTGTCTGCATCGACACCCATGAAGTCCACAAGGTACTTAACTCCGATTGCCAAAGCATCCAGACGGTCATCATGAACAAGGGCACCCCTGTCAGTAGTGATACGAGTAAGCTGATAAAAGCAAGCATATTTGTAATCCGATTCAGGGACTGTAGAGAAGTCATTCCTGATACATTCAGGGGAGACACACATCTTATGGTTAGAGATTACAGGCTCTAACGTATCGATGATTCTAAGCTCCTTCTGACCTGAGGATTTGACTTCAGTAATCCCACATTTATCATAGGTCTTCTTAAGTACAGGTTCAAATAGTTTGATGTACATGCCATCACCAAAGTTACCTTCGATGACTACTTCATTAACACTGTACTTCTTAGCAATCTTAGCTAATTTGTTAAGTACCACATCGGAATATCCTCCTAAGAGTCCACCTACTTCCATGACATAGATGAACCCATTAAGGTAATACAAGACAGCATAACCTGTTTCGTCCTTGCCTCTACCTGAAGGGTCAACACACATCATCTTATAGGCATAAGGTTGAATCTCACCTGAGGCAGTATGGTAGTAGAAGTATGAATCGCCCTTAAGTCCCATCACAGGAGCTTCAGCCACAGGGACACGTTTAGAGGGATCTGGGAGCCACGTAAGCTTCATCGGAGCCTCGTCTAAGGGGAACATACCTACAAGCAAGTCACGAAGCCTCAGAGGGTATTTATCAGCGTCTGAGAGGGTCGTATCAAGCATGAACTGTAAAGCAAAGCCTGCCTTTCTATAGGACAGCTCACGCTTCTGTAAGTCCTCCTCAGAGAATCTCATGGGGTCAGTAGGTTTACCTGCCCATCTCTTAGGATTCTCATCATACTTGTTAGCAATGATATTAGCCAGTCTATCGCCATAGGAGGCTCTGTGAGCGTCATCATAGGGGTATCTGGCAGGATAGATCACAGCAGTGTACCCACGCTCCTGTAACTCGTTATAGAGGCTCATTTCATTTTGAGGAGTCCCTAGGTAAATGATCTTCTTACCTTCACCAGGCTTAAGAACAGCATCGAATTCCTTAACAAGTTCAAAGAGCTGATCTCTAAGCACCTGAGTAAAGGAGTTACTAGGAACCTCAACGTCGTCTGCAACGATAATGTCAGCACGAGAGCCCGTAAGCTGACCCTTAATACCCACAGACTTCACCGAAGGAGAATGGTCAGGTTTGGCAGGGCCAACATCAAAGAGGTTCTGCGTATCTCTCTGACCTTCACGAGCCTTCAGGTGATCCAAGAAAGGGAGTTCATTAATGATCTTCTTAATGAAGGTAGCATTAGCGTCAGCTCTTTCCTTATTAGCTGAGACAACCATAATCTTAGTCTGAGGGTCTCTCCAAAGACACCAAACCACATATGCACAAGTAATGAATGACTTAGCTACCCCTCGGAAACCCATAAGGATCATACGATCATTAGGGGGATCTTGGAGTAGCTTTGCAATGTCTGCCTGAATAGGGGTTGGCTGTGGGAGACCAATAGCTTTCCACACAAGAGCTGTAAAGAGAGGAAAGCTAGTGAAATAGGGGACTAGTAATTTATCAGTTGATGCTTGAGCCATAGTCCTCCTCAAATCTCTGCTTAGTAGCCTTCAGGAGCTTACTGAGAGCATTCTCATCACCATCACCTGCCTTAGGGATGCAGTTAATGCCATTACGTTCAAGTTCCTTAATAATAGCATTGTAGAGCTGTGGGGATCTTTTCTCAGGGTTGTTAAGGTCTTCAAGCATATTGTTAAGCAACTCATTCTGAAGGTTGCCTAAGAGTTCTTCAAGATCGTTGTAATTCATTTATTCTTTCTCTTCTTCTCTAACCAAGGGTCTATCCAGTGTTTCTTAATCATTGTGCAAATACCTACGAAGGTATAGACAATGGTAACGATGTAGACCCAATCACTTAAGGGTAACCCTAGGAATGCCGCACTAGACACTGCTAATGATGGAGTGATTTGTGCGATATTCTCTAGGATGTTGTTCTGTTCATCAGCCACGCTGTTCCTCAGCCACGCTTCATCAACTTCTCAAAGTTAGCCTTCTTAAAGTGATCGCCCTTAAGGAGCTTACCATCTTCCCTGTAGGTTGCACAGAAGTTACCTTCGTCATCCCAAAGCTTGCTAGAATACTCCTTGATAAGCTCATTCATACCTGCCTCAATGTCATAGCCACAGGCATTAGCATACTGGACACAAACCCAGATGAGATCACAGAGTTCCTTAAAGTCCTCATGGGTATTAGAATTCTCATCAAGGAGTTCATTGAACTCTTCACTGATGCACTTGCGATAAACAAGCTTAAGATCCGACTGGTCTCCCGAGTGAGTAATCTTGAACAAAACCTTCAGCTTCTCCTGAAGATCTCCAATAGACACACTGGTTACTCGATCCATAGTATTTTCCATAACATTTCTTCCTTTCAATAAACGGTTCAGTGATTAGCACATCTACATACTTAAGGAGTGCTAGATCTTTAATTTGTTCGTACTTTCTTCCTGTCCACAGCCAAATGGTTTTATCAGGCATCAACTGCTTCACTAAAGCCACTATATGGCTCACTGTGGGAATGTTATATGCCTCCAAGGGGTCACCCCCAAGGATACTAAGTCCATTGATCCACGGGCTTCTGAGAGCCTCTAAGAGGGTATCCATAGTCTCCTCAGTGAACTCCTTACCGTAGTTCTTATCCCAAGCATCCTTGTTGAAGCAACCCTTGCAATGGAGAGAGCATCCAGAGACAAATAAGGATACTCTCAGTCCATCACCATTGGCTGAATCACAGGTATTTAATCCTGAGTAATTCATCTTTATAATTTCCCACAAAAGTTCATTCGTTCTTTTCCTTTTTCACTCAGTTTCATTACTCACAAAGCCCATACACGCTACGACAGCCTTGAATTTCATTCATATCGAACTCCATTTCTCGACCCCGTCTATCTGTTAACGACCACTTAATCCAATCATCCAACTCTCGTTTATCTTCCTTAATTGGGAAGAATGTTGATTGACCTCTTTTGCTTGTTAATCCAGCTAACTTCTCCCATTGTCGAATTCGTTCAAACTCTTCAGGAAACTGAAGAAAAATATCTCGAATTTCACTCTTGCGAGCGTTTATACACGGAAAGCATCCGACACGACTGAATCCAAGCTTGTAAAGTGGATTTGGCTCAATATTGTACCGTTTCATTATCTTGAAACAGTCTTCTGCCTTCCAGTCCAAAATTGGTCTGTAATGCCACGCTTCTGCTCCAGTCTTTTCCACCAGATATAGAAATTAAATTCATTACATTGACTTCCTATCTAAAATTTCTTTCATCTTGGCATCATTCATTCTAGTCTTTCCATTGACATTACTGTAACCCAGATACCCACACACACGAGAAATGATAGATAGGTTATGAGAGCCACAGTGAGGACAGGTGCTACCAACATTAGTACTATGCCTGCCACAATCCTCGCAATAAGCCGCATCAAAGTTGACACCTTGGTAGAAACCCATCGACATGCCTCTCTGAACAAGGGCTTTAACTGCATTGACATTATCAGGGTTATCCACTCGTACATACTGAATGTGACCCCCATTACACTTGTGAAAAAGTTCATATTCCTTATTCTGCTTCTCAAAAGGGGTTACATCTTCACTAACGTGGAGGTGAAAGGAGTTCGTGAAGTAATCTCCGAACTGATTGTCTCCTGTATATTCACGGTATTGTCTAGCTTGAGTCCCACACAGAGATTCTGCAGGAGTACCATAAAGAGCATAAAGGTAACCATCTTCTTTCTTAAATTCCTCAATCTTTTCGTTAATAAAATCTACTACCATGTTGACAAACACAGAGTCTTCCTTAAGGGTCTTACCCGTAGCAAGGATAGACAGCTCATTCAAAGCAGTAATTCCAAAGGATGCAGTCATGTATTCAGTAAGACTACCAATCTCATCTTCAGGCTTCAGGTTGCCACCATAGAGGCCACCCTGAGTGAAACACATGGGGTTAGTACACGCCTTAGTATGGCGGATAGCATCATAGCGTTTCTTAAAGAACTCTCTAATGACTTCCATACGATCATTAAGGACATAAAAGAAGCCCTTGTCTTCCTTCTTAGCAACCTGCCAAATTAGCGGGAGATTCAAAGACACAGCACCAATATTGCATCGTCCAATGGTAATAGCGTTGCCTTCCTTATCGTGCCATTCAGTGAGATATGCACGGCATCCCATCGGCGAGGTAATAGCTCCAGTACGCTTGTAGATGTCTGCAACCTTACCATGGTTGAGACTAAGATAATCAGGGTACATGCACTGACTAGAACACTTCACAGCAAGTTCAAAGAGCTCCTTATGATCCTCATCTTCCTTGATTTTATCTTCATCATAGAGGAAGACAAGCTTAGGGAACACCACCTGTTTACCTCCATGTCCCTTCATGCGAGTCTTAAGGATAGTCTCACCAATCATACGCATGATGTCTCTATCAAGGTCATCCATCATGATGTCCCAAGTACCGAAGGTAAGCGTTGTGAATGCGAAGTCACCGCGAGAACACGGAACAGTATTGAGCTTCAGTTCAAGGGACTGGAAGCCTTGTTCAAGTTCACGCCTGAGATCCCCCATAGCCATTGCACAGGATTCATCATACTCCATGTTGCATTGTTCGAAATATTTCTTAAAGGCATTATCGTAGGTCTTCTTAGCATACGGGAGAAGAACCTTATCGATCTCTGCAAGGGTGAATCCACCGAACTGCTGTGCAGTAGCCACAAGAGTAATGTCACCGATAACCTGAAGGGCACTAAGGACACTCGTAGGCTCCGTGTACTTCACATTGGACATCTCAAAGCCACCCTTAAGGACATTACCGATGTCAAAGAGACAACAGTTGAATGAGTTAAAGATCATGTCTCTAAGGTCATGGATGTAGATGTCACCACGCTTCACAAACTCTTTTTCTTCCTTAGAGAGATAGAACTGCTTGAACAGTTCCTTAGTCAGGTAACCCTTAATGAGAGAACCCTTAGTAGAGATAAGGGAGCTATCAAAGTTAGCATTCTCTCTGTCTCCCAAGAGAAGCACCGTATCAGCTTCGCCCTTGACAGACTCAAAGGCTTTAGCGTAAGTGTTCTTGTAGTCTCGGTACTCCTGATAAGCCTTACCAACTTCAGGGAGGTATCTGTTGAGAGCATCAATGACATGACCATGGAGAGCTTCAGCAGTCACTTCAGCCTTATTAAAGAGGATGCCCTCAATATACCCTTCAATCTGCCAAATCTTCCATTTAGGGTATTTAGCATTAGCTCTCTTGGTAGCCTTATCAATAGCTACCTTGATCTTGTCAAAGCACCACTCTTCAAGGGTGCCATCTTTCTTAATAACGTTGATTTCCATAGTGTGCTGTGTTAGTTATTTATTATTCCACGTATCAATGACAACTGCAGGCTTCTTAGCTTCATCAAGCTGAAGTCTAGCTTCAATACCCTCATAGAAGATCATATTAGCAAGAGTATTAAAGATGAAATCAGAGGCTCTCTTAGCAAGAACCGATCCATGATTATCAACTCTCAAATAGGATCTAGCAGGGATAATAACACCTGACGTAGGAACTTTGTTAAAGGTAATAGTACAAGACAGCTTGTCTCGTTCCGACAGGATCACCTGATCTTTATTCAAAGTGACCACATTGGTGACATTAGTAAAGGTTTCAGTAGCTACAGTCTCCGTACCATTCTTCTTAAGGGTAAGAGTAGCAGAGAGACCCGTAGGTAAACCTGAGAAACCAACCTTCACGGTCACATCATAAGCTTCATTAGCAGGAGCAACCCAATTAGCACTAGTTGCGCTATCAGTACAATTAGTAATGTCCTGCATGACATAATCCCAAGGGAGATCAAAGGATGCCTTATTCATGTCCACAAGGTCAACCTCAGTAGACCATACGGATGCAACCTTATGGGCGTGCTCATTGAGAGTGCTAAGGGCAACTCTGATGTCATGGTGAGCCTGAGGATCAGTATTATGCTTGTCAATAGACACCTTATCCGTTGAGGGAACTTCAACAGAGTTAGCATTAGCAAACTGCTTTACCGCAGTAATTTCTTCAGGAGTGAGAGAGCTAGGATTATTAGCATTAATCTTCTTAGCTACGTTATCATCTTCACTATAAACAAGGGTATCAAAGGTAACCGTAGGAATGCTAGGCTTGGACGTAAAGAAACCCTTACGATCCTCATACTCACAAGCACCTACATTACCATCCCAATAAACTTGAATATTCATATTTGTTACTTACTTCTAGGGAACAGCTGACCAAGACCAAAGTTAGTGTTAGAGATCTCTGCAGTTACATTAATGTACACCTTAAAGGTTCTTGTCTTAGTAGCAGACGACTCATCCATATTGATGGTTCTAAACTTCAGTGCATTACTCTTAATCTTTCCCGTATCATCCGGAACAAGACAAGCCATAACACCATTTCCCTCATTATCTACCCCGCAAATAACATTAACAGACTTAAGGAAAACATACTGATCGTCCCCACAGAGTCCATTAAGTGAGACCACATGATCCGTCTGACCGAAGCCTCCTACGGAGCCACTAAAGGTGGCCTCGTAGGAAGCCATAGCATCAATAGAAATGGCTTTATCAGCTGCTACCTGTACGGGAATGAAAGTAATCTTACCGTGTCCATCAGTAAACCCAGTGCCAGTCACAGTAGCGGCAGTGTACTCCTTAGGAATCCAAGGGTCTTCAAGGTTCTCCGTAGGTGAGCCTTCAATATCTGGAGTATCAGAGTCCATTACACAAGGGTTCTGTGTTCCAGTAGTAAAGATATGGTCATTTCTAAAGGTCATTACTTGTTAGCCTTTTCAATACTGAGGAGATAGTAAAGAGCCTTATAGGCATCCTTATACTTTCTAATGTCTTCTGCACTGTGATAAGATTCCTTATTGAGCTTTTCTACAGCCTCAAGAATCTTATGCTTAGACATAGCAATCACTTCTTCTTCCCACTTTTCGTCAATCATCTTTGTATTTTTCCATAATATTAATTAGAGCCTCACCATCAGACTTATCGAATTTAAAACCAAGGTATTCAACAGTACCACTCTTATCGAATGCACTGTTGATGAATCCCTTAGCAACTTCGATGTCTACCTTGTTGTTCTCATCGACGATACCTACCTGCTTCAGCATAGGCAGATACTTACCGATGAGGGTATCCGCCTGATGCAGAATCAAGAACGTACTCCCTCCAAGAAGCCACTTCATCGTGGAGGGAGCACTAGGCATCAGTCGAGTATCAACGAACTCAGGGAGTACCTGAGAGATTTTACTCAAACTGATTTTCATAAGCTACTACCTTATGCCGCAGGCGTAGTCGTGGTCGTAGGAGCAACCCAAGAGTTATACTGGGGCATCGGTGCAGGGCAAATAGCAGACATCGGGACAATGGTCTTGGTGATGTTGTTCATGGTACCCATCATGCCTGCAATGGTCTGATCAAGGCAACCGAACTTCGCCTGAGTCGTGAGAGCAAGCTCATTGACCTTACCAAGGACGATCTGCTCACGGAGTTCCTGCTTTTCACAGCAACACTTAAGCTCTGCCTGAAGCTTAGCGAGTTCAACTCTGTTGTTCGCAGATTCATCAGCAAGAGGCTTAAGGTAAGCAAAGGTTTCATCACGGAGTCTACGGTTGTCTGCGAGAGACTGAGCGTAGACTTCCTTAGCGTTCTTGTCGGAGTAATTCTCCGCCTTGAGCATGCTGTTCTCCGCCTGAAGAGCAGACACTACGTTCTGATTGCCACCGCCAAGGAGACCACCAAGGAGACCGTCATTACCTCCGTTATTGAGGAGACCAAGAGCCGTGCCTGCGATACCAAGACCGAGACCAGAGCCCGCAACACCCTTAGAAGCAAATTCTGCCATAATTATATTCCTTATAAAATAAAGTAACTTAGATAAAGGTATTCATAGTTACCCAAAGAACACCTTGGATATAACCTTAGATCCCTACCTTAGCGAGACCCAAGGGTTCCGATTCAGAGTCCTTGCAGAGGAACTTAGGAATATCAGGCCAACGGACATCCCTAGGAAAACCTTCCTGTTTAGGGAGGTCTCTAAGAGCCTGCCTGTAGACCTTAAGTTCTTCAAGATTCTGAGGATTCGAAGGATAGTCAGGCATGAGATAGTAGTCAGTCTCACCAATGAGTTTGTCTCTCTTATCTCTGATTGCCTCAGCTACCCTCGAATCGTCAGGTTCAGGATTCTGAATAATTTGATACCCACCGTCTACCTGTTGAATACTACAGTCACCGCGTGAGTTGCAAAATTCAGAGACCTCGGGTGGATATTCACCTTCAAAAATTTGTCCGATTTCAAACGTCATTTTTATCACCTCTTAATAACCACAAGCATACCAATCCCAACCGCTATCACTCATATAAGAAGTTATCCCAGTAGTTGACGTAGTTCTAATGGGTCTATTCTCATAACATGCAAGCCAGTCAGGATGACTGTCATACCCACTTGAGTGTTGCACAACGAATGTGTAATTGGTGTCACTAAACACAAGAGGAAATGTACAAGTGCTCCCACTACCGTGCCCACCCTGTTCTATCCAACCATTACTCCATCTGCGGTACCACTGGGTCCCACTTCCCCACGTTTTAGTAACGTAAGCACTTGGCTGTGGGATCTGAGCAATGTCCGACTCGATCTGTGTAAGGTTCGCCTGCACAGCATTCACAGCAGACATAACATTCTGAATGTCCACAGAGCCTACATTAGTAGCAATACCGTAGGCTACTACACACATTACCCACTCATGCGACTCAGGTTGAACGGTGCTTGAGCGACCGTAGGTTTTATCTGAATTGCTAGCTGAAATACTGAGCTTGTTCCAGTGCCTACCACTCACTTCTTCGTAGCCGGACCATGAGGTAGTTGTAGTGCTTGAAGCGGTTAGAGCACCGCTATTCACAAAAGTCCCTGAAGTTCTGGACAAGTCATTTTCGCCGCCAGATACGCTGACTGAGCCTGTAATGTTCGGGAGACCTGCCTGAGGGTACTTACCAACACTACTGCTAGCAAGAGCAATCTGCTGATAAGGAGCAAACTTAGGAGTCCTAAAGTTCGTACTACCGTCACCATCGCTATAGAACGGGCAGAACCCATTATCTATCGTAGCAATCTCTTGCCATTCAGCTTCAGTCTTCACCCACCCTTGAGTTGTAATGTAATCAAAGAAGTCTTTATACAAAGCTCTAGAATACGTAGCACCGTTGCAAATAATAGAGTCAGCAGGCGCTGTTTCGTAAGGGTGAAGATAGTGGAAACCTAAAGGTCTTACAGTACCAAGTTTACTTAGCTTTTCAGCTAGTTGATTAATAAAAGTAGGATCACCTGCATTAACAGGATTAGTGCTATTTAGAGCCTTATCACAGGCATCCAAGATAGCCTGCTTCTTGGCATACGTAGGAGACAGAGTGTCACCAATACCGTCAACCTTAGAAGACACATTAGCGATGCTCTCACGGATAGCCGTAAGGTCTACCTGAAGTGTAGCATCATTAGTCTTAGCGTCAAGGGAAGCCTGAAGATTAGTGATCTGGCTAATCGGATGAGTGTGTGAAGACGGAGTAAAGGAACTAGGGACACCCGTAAGTTCACTATAGGCTAAACTATTCTTAGCAGAGAGAGTACCAAGGGTAGGCTTGTTCTTAATAAAGTCATACTTAGTGGAGTTTGTCTGCGCCCAGTCAGCCTGTAACTGACCTGCAACAGCCTGATCCGCATATTGCTTAGCAATATCAGCTTGCTTCTTGGCTTCAACTTCAGAAGCCTTAGCATTAACCTCAGAGGTACCTGCCGCAGTCTTAGAGAGAGCCGCATTATCTGCAGAGAGCTTAGCCGCCTTAGCACTATTGCTAGCCGCAGTAGCCTGAGTAGTAGCGGTGCCTGCACTGTTAGCCGCATTCGTTGCACTGTCTTTAGCCTTCGTAGCATCAGCACTAGCCGCAGTAGCACTGTCTTCAGCCTCGCTAGCCTTCGTCGTAGCAAGGGTTGCCTGCTGTGTAGCAATGGTAGCCTTAGCAGTGGCAGTAGAAGCGCTCTGAGTGGCAAGTGTAACCTGAGCCTTCGCAAGGTCTACCTGCTTGGTACCTTCAGTGCTAACAAGGCCAACCTGCTTAGTACCCTCAGCAGTAACGGCATTAACGCTAGTCGTCTGTTGAGTCTGCACTGCCTTCACAGAGGTACCCTGTTGGGTAACCACAGCATTGACCGAGGCAGTCTGTTGGGTCTTCACAGCGTTAACACTGGTAGTACCCTGATTACTCACTAGACCAACTTGTTTGGTACCTTCAGCCGTAACCCTATTGACAACATCAGTAGCAACCTGAGTAAGAACCTCATTAGCCTTATTGGCATAATACTTAGCAGAGTATTCAGTACCATCAACAGTAGCACCAAGCTTAGTAGCCCATTGCTTAGCTAACTCAGCACTAGCAGAAGCTTTACCTTCAGAGACCTTAGCGTTGCCTTCAGATTCCTTAGAGTTAACCTCAGACTTCTTGGCATTAGTCTCAGAGACCTTGGCCTCATTAGCTTTAACCTGAGCTACATTAGCGTTGTCCTTAGTATTAGCGTCAAGAACCTTATTCTCATCTCTGATTTCCTTAGCTTCCTGAAGGATAGCCTGATTCTCGACCTTGACTGCATCAGCATGCTTTGAAGCACTCACAGCAGTACCTGCAGAAGCCTGAGCATTTACCTCAGACAACTTAGCGTTCTCTTCAGATTTCTTAGAGTTAGTCTCAGCTTCAACAGCTCTGTCTCTAGCTCTCTCAGCATCAAGCTTAGACTGATAGGCACCTAAAGCATCAGCCTTATAGACACCATAGGTCATAGCATCAGAATCAGCTTCAGGAGTACCTACGTTGACGATACGGTTACCCTTAGCGTCCCAGTTACCTTCCTTGTCTTTAATGAGAGCATCATTAATGATGTCTCTAGCTTCTTCAGCGATATGAATGGTCTGCACTGAAGACACATTAAGATCAGTAGCCTTAAGGACTGAAGCATCCTTAAAGGACACCACACGGTCAGTAGCTGACGTATAGCGTCTGATGGTTAACACCTCTCCTTCCTGAGGAGGAACTTTAAGTCTGACTTTGGTTTTATCTAGAAAGTAGTAGTCCTTTGAGGTGTCCCCATAGTCACCGCCTTTTAAGATGGCGACACCAAGGGACACTCTTACGAACTTCTTTGCTAGATAATCAAAGGGGACAGTGAAGTCAGTAGTAGCACCGTCACCTGTATAAAAAGCAATAGTAGAGGCCATTAATAATCTTCGTTCATTAAGTTGTAAACACCCCATTTTAAGAAGGGAACATTAGAGAAACTTCTAACAGACTTGGCAAATCTAGTCCTAGCTTGTTCAGCCTGTTTCTCTGTGTAGTCATCACTAATACTAGACATGACCACATCCTTCCCATAGCCACCAATGTTAGCTAAGGAAGCAACCGTAGAGTATGCAGGGAACATAGCTCTAAGATACTTGTCAGCATCAAAACCCTGATAGGTCTCTGCCTTGTTAGCAAAGTAATCGATATCAGCAGTAGTCTTAACGCTAGGGTTGTAACCTGCAGTAGAAGCTACGAGAGCAGGGAATGCCAAGACAGAAGATCTCATGACACCGTTGATACCAACCTGAAAGAGAGTGTCCATAGTGACACCTTCATTCTTGTCATAAGCAATGGTCTGCTTAAGGTACTCTTCTCTCTGTTCTTCAGTCATGCCTACCATACCAATACAGGTATTAGCCATAGCACCTACAGTACCAAGAGCAGTAGACAAGAAGATGCTGTAAGCCTGACCTAAGGCATCACCTTCAGCGGCTCTATTCATCATCTTTCTAATTCTCTTGTCATAGGATCTAATAGCAAAGGTCTTGAACTGCAGTAACATCTGCATGAAAGGATTTCTCTTAGAACCCTCCCAAAGGAAAGTATCGCCGATGGTGTTCTTCTGGATCACCTCATGAGCAACATAGTCACCCAGTCTTCTGAGAGTAGCAAGACCCATAACGTCACCTGACATTAGATGCTGTAGGTTAGTAATGGAGATAGCACCATTCTTATCAACAGTAGTGCTTTCTCTAAGGAGCTTAAGCATCTTATCGAAGTTCTCAACAGAGACCCCGTTTCTAGCTAAGGTCTCCTTAGTAAGGAACCCCTTAGGTCTAAGAGACTTGTTATGGGCATACTGAATGAGTTCACCTAAGAACATACCCTGTGAACCCTCTACAACGGAGTTCTCAGTAGACTGTAGGAACTTAGTAAAGGGAGACGCCTGTGCCAAAGACTCACTAGCGGCAACCAACATAGCCTTAGCCTTGTTACCTTGGAATCTATGGAGCTGTCTCTCATAAGACTCCTGAGCAATGTCTCTGAATACACCTGCATTCTTAACAGACAACCCAAAGATAAGTGACTGAGCATGACGCACATCAGCATTAGACATGCCATTCTTAGTCCAGTTATCAAAGAGTTCTCTGACAAGAGGAGTGTTCCTAAGAATCTGCACAGCACCATAGTGCTTTACAGCTTCACCCTGTTCAAAGATGTTAGCTACACCCATAAGGGCATTCTTAGAAAGGAACGTAAGGTTTCTCACAACATCAGCTACAGCACCAAGCCATGAAGTATTAATGTCAGCTCTACTACCGTACTTACCGTAGATCATATCTGCAGTAAGATTAAAGGCGCTCTGAATCTGTTCCTTCTTGAGACCCTTGCCAACAGACTTGTTCATCTCATCAACAGCAAGCTGATTAAGGTGTTCCCTAAAGGCCTGCTCTGAGTCAAAACCAAGACCCTGTACAATGCTATCGCCAGTCTTCTTATTGACATAGGTTCTGATAGCTTCAATAGGGTTAGCTCTGAAGTCATCAATACCAACGCCACTAGCTCCTCTCTGAGTGGTATCCCAAGGGATTCTAGTAACATTAGGATCATACTTGGCATTACCAGTACCATAGAGATTAAGAGTGCTAGGATTAGACTGATTCTGGTCTACCCAACCATAAGCATCACTACGAGCATTCTCTCTAACCCACTGATTGATCTCAGCCTGTGAGGGCTTCTCAGGGAGAGGTAAGGGAGCCTTATCGTACTTGTAGTTACGAATGGCCGTAGCTTCTTCCTTAGCACCCTTCTTCTGGATGTCACTGACTTCCTTCTTGAGCTTGTCTGTGGACTCCTTAGCTCTAGCTTTGGTCTCCTCAATCTGCTTTTTGTAGCTTTCCTTCTTCTTAGCAATCCTGTCTGAAGCCTCTTGCTTTCTGAGCTTTTCCTTCTCAGTGAGCTCAGCAATAGTCTTGTCTTTCTTAGCTTCAGCTTTCTCAAGGTCTTCGTAGGTCTTAGCCTTAGCTACGTTCTTCTTGTAAGCTTCGTTAATTTCATCAAGCTTTGCATTAACCTTCTTGTCAATCTCTGAATGAGCTTTCTTAAGTTCATCAGGAAGGCCATCAATCTTAGCTTGAATTTCAGATACTCGATTCTTAGCATTGTCCTCAATGTTCCTAATTCTATTAAACCTGTCTGAGGATTTCCTAGAGACTTCCTTACGGATAGTCTTTACCTCATTGACAGTCTCAGGTACAGCCTTCTTTTGGTGCTCTTCAATCTCTTTCTTATTAGCTTCGAGCTTAGGCTTGTAAACCTTGTCATAGTAGTATTGGTCAATCCTAGCTTTAACTGCAGGATTGGTTTCGTAGCCCTTAATAAGAGACTCAGCAATCTGATCGGTAAGAGTGTTAACTACATCACCTCTCTGACCCTTAGTACCCTGTATAGCTTCAATTCTATCAGACACCTTAATGGGGTCTGCAACTCTCGGGAAGAAGTCCTGTACACCACCTTCAGTTGTGTAAGGAGCAATCATATCAAGACATTCTTTCTTGAAGGCTTCAAACTCAGCATTACCGTCAAGCTTAGTCTTAGCTCCACCAATAGATCTGTAGAAGCAATCCATGACATCAACATCAGAGTAGCCTTCCTTACGGAGGTTACCTACATGTTCCCTAGCCTGAACCTCAAAGTTAGTGAGCTTGATCTCTGCATCCCTAAGCTTTTCCTGAGCAGTAATACCATCAAAGGTAGTAGCTACGTAATGGCCTTCAGCATCCTTAGTACCAGAGCCTCTATCAATGAAGATCTTCCTAAAGAGATCTACGGATTCTGAGTTCTGCAGTCTCTTTACGACACCCATAACAGAACCTACAGGAAGCCTTGCTTCAAGGTTCTCTCTAAAGGTGTTAATGGTCTTAGCCGCTTCAGTAGAACCCCCAATGCCATTAAAGACTTCTGAAGGTAATTCTTTACCACCAAGCTCATAGTCTCTGATGATGTTGGCACGTCTAGCACTATCACCTACATAAGTACCTGCCTTACCCATACCCTTAAAGGCAAACTCAATTCCTGCACCAAACATGCCACCGACAATCATGTCTTCAATAAGGTCATGCTCGGCACCTGAGGTATAGGTTTCAAGTTGGTTAGACACGGCACCCAATACAGCACCTGTAGCAACCCTGCCTGCCATACCATATGCACCCACTACAGGGACATAAGACAGAGGATCAGAGACACCACTACCCAATGAAGACATAAAGGATGAGAACATGTCAGCCTGAGCTTCAGCCATCTTGTACTCAAGGTACTCGTTATTGGCCTTGACACGTCTCTTAACGTCATCCATACTGCCTGCACCATTGAGTACAGCTTGGTATCTATCGGAGTCATATCCGACCATCTGAAGGATCTCAGCCCTCTGATTAGCATCAGGCTTAAACTGTTCGCCAAAGTAGTCCTGAGAGGCTCTACCCATGTTGATGCTATTGATAAACCAGTTATGAGTCAAGCCAGAGGAGAAGCCGACATCAGGGGCTTCCGTTTGATCCGTAGCAGGATCATAGACATCAGACAGGCTAGCCCAACGCTTGCTACGAAAACCCTGACCCAAGAGGGTACTCCTAGAGGTATTCGTTAGAAGCTGACTCTTGACTACATCTCTGTACTGATCGTTAGTGAGATCTTTAACATCAAGAGCTTCAAGAGAACTCTGAACACCTTGATCGTTGGGTTCCTCAGGTTTCTTTACTTCTACTAGTGAACTAGCTTCTGCCTCAGCTATCTGTTCAGGTGTCTTCTGAGGAGGAGCTTTCTTAGCAAACTTATTGTCATCACCTAGATTGCTAATGTAGTTGTAAGTCTCCTTAGGGAGATCCTCATAGCGACCTTCCATGTATGCAATTCTAGCTTTAGTACCACCATTGTACATAGCAAGTGCACCATTGTAGTCACCCTTGGTCATTACCAAGTTATCCTTCATGATCCTAGCAGAAAGATCAAGGTTCACTGAAGGATCTGTAAGAGTATTGGGGTCAATACCATAACGTTTTGCAGTCTTAGGGTTGATCTGCCCAAGACCTACACAATTAGCCTTGGATACTGCATCAGGTCTGAAGCTAGATTCCTGAAAAATCTGTCTACGAAATCTATCAGGATCTAGCCCGTACTTAGTAGCAGACTGCAAAATAAGATCATCAAACTGTGAAGTGAGGTTGTTATTATCTGCCACTTTTATTCCTTACATGTCGTTATATTGAGTGTCACCACCAAAGGTGAGACCTGTGTACTTCTCCTGAAGCATTTCCTGTCTTTCAACCCTATTGTAGATTTCATCGCCAATGCTTTCAACAAGGTTTGAAGCTTCAGCTTGATTCATTGAGAAGATAGAGTTACCCGCACGGTCAGCTACAGTAAGCACGTTACTAGAGTTGTCAAAACTCAATGTAACATTCTTATCGACATCCTCAAGGTATTTACTCGGAATCTCCTTCTTGATTCTAGCAAGAAGTTCTTTATCAGGTACTGTGAGACCACTCCATCCAGTAAAGAATGAAGACGGAACTGAAGTGCCCATAAGGTTCTTAAAGGACTTATTGTACTCAGCCTCGGCCAAAGCTACAGCATTCTCAGCAGTCTCACCCATACTTCTAAAAGCAAACGTTAAGGTAGTCACAAAAGCCTTGCCATTGTAGTCAATATCTTTAGAATCCCCTAACATAGGATCTTGAATAGCCTTAATAGCCTTATCTCTGATCTTGGTGATTTCCTTAGTATTACCCTCATCCTTAAGCTTCTGAATCTCAGCCTTACCTCTAATGATGTCTTCGATAGGTCTGCCTGAGTCCAACATAAGAGCCAATGCTCTAGCATCCTCTAAGTTCTTATCTGCACTAGAGCCAGTAATGCTACTGAAGTTAGAGGGGTCTGCTTTATACACTTCAATCAGGGTATTTACAGAATCCTTAATTTCCTTAGGGAAAGCCTTACTGGTCATAAACTCCTTAGTGGAGTCGTTAAGCCACTTCAGTGCATCATTAGCCTGATTAGTGAAATATTTTCTAGCAGGATTATCATTAAAGGGAAGATGAGGATTCTTAGCAATAGCTAACTGATCCTTAAAGGTGAGATTACCAGTATCCACAAGGTACTGATAGGCTGTATCAATATCCTTATTAGTGATACCCACAACATCCTTAGAAACTACAGGTTCACCTCTAGCAACTGCCTGTACAAAAGCTCTAGAAGCTGAAGTCTTCAAAAGCTCATCCTGTTGTTTCTTAAGTGCTATTGCGTTCTTCTTAGCATTAGCTATCTGAACCTTTACAGCCGAATCATAAGCCTTTTCGATGTCCTCGACTTCATCAGTAAGAAGACCACCTGACTCTTCAAACTTAGAGTTTCTAAGAGCAAGTAGTTCTGCCGCCTTACCATTGTTGGCCATAACGTTAAGGCCATTCTGGAAATCCAACTTAGCCTGAGCATCAGAAGCATACCTGAAATTAGCATTCTTAATGACAAGATTCTTATAGCCTTCTTCACCAAGTACCTGACCAAAAGTAACCCCATCAAGACCGGGAATTTCCCTATCCTTAAGGTCTCTAATAGTCTGACTTGCATTAGGATTAGCAGAAAGAATCTCCAAGGTAGAAGACACCTTCTTAAGGGTATCATCAGGCTTCTCGTGAGCACCTGTGGTGAGTGTCTGTTCTGCAAGCTTACCAACAAGAAGGTCTGCAGAGACATTCTTACTAGAACTCAAAGCGCTAAGTTCAGCGGCACTAGAGATCAAGTCCTGACTTCTCTGATAGGAATCCTCAACAGTCTTCTGTCTCAGCATCATCTTAACACGCTGATTAGGAGAATCTGAGTAAATACCCTTATTGAAGAAGTAGTCATTATCAGCATAACCAAAGGCTTTAGATGCACCTGCAGATTGTTCCTTCATGTACCTGAAGAACTCTGCATCAACCTGTTCAGGAGCCATGCCCTTGAACTCATTGGCATCTACACGAGCCTGAAAGTCCTGAGCAATATTACTGAAGAGAATCTTACCATGCTTCTGCTTAAGGGCGCTCATAGCAAGAGGGTCATCTTGGAATGGGACTTTACCCTCAGCCATCTGTTGCTTGTACTCTTCAAGAGAGTGGGACTGAAGGTATTCATCGGCTACATTCTCAGCTAATTCCTTACGTGCCTCATAGACACCCTGAATACCCTTAAAGGCCGCCCCAACAGCACCAAACCAGTCATCAGCTTCTTCAATAGTCTTCTGAGGTTTGATCGTAGGAGCAGTAGCTTTGGATTCCCCTAGCTTTGTCATAGCAGAGTTAAAGTATCTCCACTGACCCCACTGATTTGCAATAGAAGTATTCCCGTCTGAATTTTTATAAGCCATTAGTAATAGTATCCTCTACGTCGTTGAGTAGCTTGCTGAAATGCGTAGCCATAGTTTGCAACTTGATTGTAGAACTTTAGGTACTTGTCATAGGAATCCCAGTTAGCAATGACTCTATCCATGAAGCCTGTATTAGATGCTGTAGAAGACGCCGCATTAATAGCGGTTGTACCTGTGGACGCATTAGAGGTAAGAGCGGCAACACCACCTGCACCTCCTGTAACTTCAAGTGCAGAGACACCACCTGCGACATTGGCTCCAGTAACCGTAGGAGCGGCACTACTGATAGCGTCAACACCTACTTCAGCCGCTAGCATGCCACCCGTTTTGCCACCCGCAGTGCCACCAATAGCACCACCGACAGCACTAGCCGCACCTGCCGTAGCGGCACCTAAAGCGGCACCCATAGCAACACCATTAACAAACTGGCCGAATGCCTGTGTGCCATGGATATAGGATGCACTAAGCTGATCCTTAGCTTGTTCAACTTCAGCCTTAGTAGAGATGTACAGAGCTTCTTTCTGTCCCCTGATGTTCCACACATCATTGAGATAAGCTTCCTTATAGGAAGTCTTCTGTCTAGCTGCCTGACCCCTAACAGTCTGCATGATCTTTTCTGAAGATCTACCTTCGGTACCAGTCTCAGCTAGTGCGGCTTCAAGCTGTGAGTTATTCTGATATGAACTAAGGGACATCGTAAACAAGTCCACAAGAGCTGAGTCATATCTAGATCTCTCTTTTCTATCAAGAGCCGCTTGATTATAGTTGTAATTCCTCTGCAGATACTCCATCTGCTTTAGGAACGCTTTGGTCTTTTGCTTGTTTTGCTTGGAGATGCTATTAAGTGATGAACCACCACCGATGATACCACCAATAACAGCGCCTGCAACTACACCACTCATTCTTTTAGTAATTCCTCTCTGTTAGTTGTTAAGAGAATCCACTCATCAGTGAACTCCTTCTCAGCTTCCTTGACATCCTTAGAGTCAGTCCTAAAACACATCGTGATGTAAGTATCTTTGATAGCCCTAAATGCCTGTCTGCGCCCTGCCTCAGCTTTGATAACGCTATACCCCTCAAGTCTCCCTACAGTGTTACCTAAGGTCACATAGCAATCACCACTAACAATGACAGTTGTGGGGATCTTAATCAAAGCTCCAATTATAGCTACGTCCTTAGGTACTTTACAAGTCCTATAGTAAACACCTTCATGAATGAATTGTTCAATTGGAATATCTACTTCATCACAATGTTCAATGGCATACTTAGCCATTTCACAAAGGATGTTATTCTGTTCTGGAGTGAGGGGTAGTAACGTCATACTGCTGAGTTCCTTCTAATGTAAAGTCCTTCCCAACCACCTGAAATAATGTTAAGCGGTTGAGGAGCATTCGAGGATACACTAATGGCAACCTCATTGTTATCATCTTGTACAGGGAACTTAAACTTACCCGTATACAAGTTATTAGCACCAAGCTTAGTTCTGGATTCACCTAGGTTTCTACCTGTGAACGTATACTTGAAATGCTTGTTCTTGATTTCGTTGTTAACATGACAATCAAAGACACCAGACCTAGAGTAGTTAAACCAGTAATACCTAAGCTGTAGTCTTCCTTCGTCTTCTGAAACAACACCGCCACTAGCTGTGGATTTCTTAATGTTCTGCTTAGACAAGACAGTATAGAAGTAATAGGAAAGGCCTATGAAGACACTCTGACCCCTATGGTCACCATAGAGCCTGAGCTTACCTTCAGCTTCATCCCAATCATCAAACTCCCATGCAGAGCCATCCTTAGCAACTACATAGTACGAATACTCACCAGTATTCTTGGAAACATATCCATAGACATCCTTAAGTGAGAACTCAGTGTAATCCTCAAAGTCACTATACTTAGCGTCCTCAGGGATCTTGTATTCAACCTTTCTATCCATGAAGAGCCTTACAGGCTCCTCAGGGAAGTCAATGGTGTTACCAGTCAGCTGTGCCTTATCAAGGAACAGTCCATTAGGAGAGTTAATAAGGAAGTAAATAGTTGAGTCTACAAACTCTGCTAGGACTACCTCAGTACCCTTGTACCCAAAGACCCACTTAAACCAAGACTGCTGTTCACTTACACCATTCTGCAAGATAAACTTATAGCAGAACACAGTGTTAGGATTGTTAGTATTCACCAACGTAACAACATTCTCAGTTGTATTTCCTGACAACCTAGTGACACCCCTAGGGATGTACGTAGGAATATGTGCAGAGACATCCTCAGCATCCTTAAGGTCAGCTACGTCCTGCAATGAATAGTATCTCATGAGAGAGCTGTAGTTAACTCTGTCATTGACAAAGAAGATACTAGGCCCGACACTGATAGGCTGAACCTCAGGATTGTAGTCAAAGTTAGTGATTTGGTCACACTTAACACTCTTAGGAGTCATGACACCATCACTAGACAAGACAAACTGTCCTTCTCTAGAGAACAACATAAGCTCTCTCGCAAAGGGGACTGCATGTGTAAGCGTAGCTACTTTGTTAGAAGACACTGAAACGTCAATGGGATCAGTATCAGCAATAGCGGCTGAAGACTTAAACCAGAAATTAAAGAAGTCGTTAGTTGAGCTAAGAATGATAGACTCATCCGCAATTACGCCTAGTCTGTTTCTATAAAAGAAAATATCATTAATACGCCGACCAATAAAAGACGGATCAGGATTAGTGTCTTCATTACCAGAACCTCGGTCTACCCAAGGCAACTTCTTAAGTTTAAAGCTACCATCAGACTCTCTGACAATAGCATGAGGCATGTTCTTAGGTTCAATCTTATAGGGAATTCTAGGTGCAATAGTTTCCTTCCAAACCTTATGAAGGTCATTCCACTTAACGTAGAAGTCATCATCCTCTGAATTCTTTTCACCAGAGATCTGCATAATGTAACCTTCAGGGGCAATCGGAGGGAGCTTATTCACAGCCGTAACCTTACCCATGTAGGCAATGGCATTCTGATTACCAAAGCCATCCTTAACGAGTACCTTAGGTGGTGTCCATCCAGATTTAGCTTGAATGGTAATAATGGAGTCACCAACAAGGCCAATCTTATAATTGCTAACACTAGCAGTTGACCTAGAATACCCCATAGAAGCTCTACCGCCAACCTGATTAAGGAGATCATCATAAGTTCCTCCTACGTCAGGGTCCTTACCATCAGGCTCCTTACCTGTAGACATTAGCGAATAAAGAGCTCTTGCAATGAATGCCGTTGTAGTCTGAACTGCCTGTTTAGCTTCACCACCGTCAGGGGTAATCACACCACAAATGTACTCCCCTTCAATATAGATAGCGTAGGTCTTAGCATACTGTGCATTCTTAATGTACACAAGAGCAGTGTCTGATGCGCCCGCAGAGGAAGTTCCGCTTACAGCATCTACAACCTTCTCAGTGTTCAAGACAAAGGTATAGTCAGCTACAGTAACAGCCTTAAGGGATTCCTTCGGGTTGTCTGCAATGATATATTGTCTATCCTCATCAGTTTCAAAAGAGCAAGATCTAGCGTTACCATTAAGGTCAAACACTTGGAACTCACCACTGCCTAACTGAAGGATGTACTGCTCTGTTTCATCTCTATTGATGATGTGATACTTCTTCTTACTAGTATCTACTTTGTCCGAGATACGCTTAACGTGGATCGTTGGAGGTCTCTTTTGGAGGCCCTCAACCTCATTAGGGAAACCATTGATAAGCTCAGTAACCTGATCGGGGAATCTGATAATGTCAGGCTGTTGAGAGACACCACCCTTGAATGAGGGCACACTTTGAGAAACCAAAGGCATACCTTAGCTCCTCTGAATCTGTTGAGAGATAAACGAGTCACCACTGTAGATATTGTACTCGCCAGACATAAGATCATAGTCTACAATGTCTGCATAAGCAGTAGCTTCTTCATACTGAAGTGAAGCATCAATATCTGCACTAGTCAGGTACTTTACCTGAAAGGTTCTTGCGGCTTTCACCGTAATGTACTTACGGAAGACAACGGGAAGCTCTTCGAATGGAAGCTTCTTAACAAGTTCTGTAACAGTAAGACCTTCAGGGAACTCATTGGTATCCGTCTCAAGGTCGAAAAAATAGCCCGATCTGTTAACTAGCTTGTAGCCTGAAGAAAACACCCTGATATAATCATGGGCAAAAGGCACAAGCCCAGTATCAGAATCGGGCGTAAGATAAATGTTATTAAGAGTATTGAAGCGATAACCCCTAGATTGAACTTCGGTGCTCACTGCACTAAGGATGCGTTTAGCATTCAATACATCCACATTAAGGTCGTCCTCAAGTGAGTTAACAGGACTTGAGCCTACGGACGACAGGATTTCATTCACAGCATCAAGTTCATTACTAGGTGTAATAATCATTACTCTTCCTTATTGTTATTGTTTTTAGGCTTTCTAGCAGGTCTCTTAGCGGGGGTAGCCTTCTCTTTGTCAACAGGGACATCAACAGGGAGACCAAGAGACTTGGCCTCCTCAAGAGAGAGGGTGCTACCCCACTTGCTTAACTGACAGAAAAACGTATTGCTATAAGCCTCGTGGATTCTGTCAAGAGTCATTATTAGACCTGAGCAGTCTTAACAAAGACACCAACGGCTTCGGGACGAAGACCGCCGTGACCCATAGCGTACTTGGCAATGATCTGGTCAGCCTGATATTCAGCACGGCGGGCACGTTCCATAGCGAGATCCTTAAGCTTAACCGTACCAACAGCTGAACGGTGGAACACGATACCCTGAAGCGTAGCGACAGTAAGCTTCGTATTAAGCTTATGCTTACCGTCAACACCATCGTTGAGAAGATGCGGGACTTCAATCACTTCGAAACCGCAAATCGTCTGGAGCTTGCCAGAGTTCGGATCGAAGAGGGCCTGATAGTTAGCGGAGTCAGGCATAAGAGCCTTAATAAGAGCAGAGTAGCCTTCAGGCGTAAGGAGGCAATAGCGGTCACCCATCGGAACATAGTTCTTAGTAAAGGCGGCACGAGCGGCAAGAAGACCTTCAATGATCTTATTGCCATAATCAGCGGACTGCGAGATAGCAAGACCCGTTTCAAACTCGAAAGCCTTGCCAGTACCCTGAACCTTATCGACACCCTCACCATTGTCAGGGATATTTTCCGCGACTTCAGGGGCCTCCTTAGCGGCCATATTAGCAAGTTCATTAATGATAGCACAGTCAGCAGACTGAGCAAGGGCTTCACCAAGCTGACGGGAATATTCAACTCGAACGTCATAGTGATTCATAGCATCATCAATATCAGTGATGAGGCAGTCAGCGGTAAGAAGACCGTCAATAGCGATGACCTTTTCAGAGTGTTCAAACTTCTTACGCTGATCGTCAAGAGAATTGCCCGGTGCAAGATACTTAGCACGGGTGCGGCCCATCACAGCGAACGAAGCTGACTTACCATGGTCAATCGTTCGAACCTGATGACGAGACATCATCACCGTATTACGGGCGAAGGCAGTCAGGACTTCACCTGAAAAGACCTTCATAAAGAGAGCATCACGATCACCTTCAGAGAGCTTCTGACCAGGATTAGAGATACCAGTAGCGGCAAGAGCGGCCATTGTTTATAGTTTCCTATTAAAAATTAAAAAAGATTTGTTGTATTAGAGTTTAAAAATTAGTTGCCCACATCTGCTGTTCAACCATACGGGTATACCCTGCATCACGACCATAACGAGGATCAGACATAGCCTTAATCACGTCAGCCTTGCTAGTGTAACCCTTAGGTGAACCCTTAGGAGCTGATGCACCACCATGAATAGACTTCTTGGCGGTACCCATCTTGGCAACCATCTTAGCCTTCATACCTTCAAGCATAAGAGTGATTGCATTGATGTTGTTGTTATCGATTGCTCGATTAAAGGCGTCAATAGACTTCTTATTGAGATTCTGAGAAGCCCAATTGACAATGCTACGGTATTCCTTTTCACCACCAACAGACTCATAAATAGCCTTAGTGAAACGTTCCTCCATAGCAACACGACCTTCAATAAAGGCTTCAATAACTTCAGGCGGATAGCCTGCCTTATTGAGGGCTTCAATAGTCTCTTCGGAAAGAGAACCACTGGTCTCATATTCCTTGACTGCACTATTGAAGTCGACACCCTTACTCTTAAGGTCTTCCTTAATCGAAGAAACTGCCTTACTGTGCTTGTCTACTTCTTCCTGAAGGTCTTTCTCACCCTCTTCCTTATTACCACCTGCAGTAGACTCTTCACCTTCTTCAGCATTTTCTTCGGTATTAGTGGAAGGCTCTTCCCCCTCAGTTTCGACAGGGGGAACACCTTCATTGTCATCATACTGAATCTGGTCAGTGCTAGATTCCATGATTTCAATGCCATTAGCCTCAGCTTCCTGCTGAAGAGACGGCGTATCATAAACTTGAGAATTGTCTTCCATTATTTATTATCCCATTTGTGATTTAGCTTCCTCAGTAGCAATCTGTGCAGAAGCATCGATACCCTGCTGTTGTGCATACTGTTCCATAGCGGCCTGCTGTTCTGCCTGAAGTTCCTCAGGGGTCTTCACAAGACCAGTAGCGTCAATGTGAGCCGCCGCAAAGATTCTAGTAGCTAAGTTACCTACGTTAAGAGCCTGAAGGAATTCAGGGAACTGTTGCATAATCTGCAATGCCTGAGCAAGATTGTTAAGATCCTGACCTCTACCAAGAGCGTCAACACCCGTAATAATCGTAGGTTCAATCTCAGCAATACTCTCATCAAGCACAGGAAGCAAACCCTGTGACTGCATCTGATTAAAGATACAGCCCACAAGAGGGTACTGAAGTTCCTGAGACAAGAGCGAATAGACACCACCCAAGGTGTCTTCAAGCTCACCTGCAACGTATCTAATCTCTTCTGCGGTAACTCTGTCTCTACCTGCCGCACCACTCTGAACTGCAGAGTTCAAAAGGAATGCGTAAGACAAGCGAGATTCAATCTGCTGTGCCGTAGTCAACACAGTAGACATGTCCATGCTCTTATTCAACTGCATGGGAATTACGTCTTCCTGTCGCCCTCTCACGAAGGAACCATTCTCAGCCTTAGCCAAGGCTCTAATGTTCGTCTGACAAGCAGGAGAAACCAAATAGAGAACCTTGGATGCAACCATAGACATCTCTACAATTGCCTTAGAGAGGTTCTCAAGAGAGATCAAGTCACCCAAATAGTCCTCAACGAAGGATCGGCCATAATGTTCACCATCCTTCTTAGTGAATCGCAAAGGAATCCAAGGGGTCTTACCTGCAGGGTACTGCTGTTCAGAACCTGCAATGACCTCACCTGCGATTTCCTGATAGGTTTCCCAATGATAACCTTCACCTTCAGCAACCCTGTAGATATGCGTATAGATTTCTACCTTCTCATTGAGAGACTGGTCACCAGTTTCAGGGAGTAAGGATTGAATGTTATCAGGGAGTGATCCTCTAGCTACAGTGTCCTTAGCGATAATCTGAAGGACATTGCCAATAGCATCTCGCTGTACCACATACTCTCTAAGACTATAGCATCTCATACCGCCCTCAGCAGGAGGAAGGAACAAGAGAGCATTACCTGCAAGGATCAACTGCTTGATTGCTTCAAAGAGAGTAGGCCTGAGAGACTGAGACTCCATATACTTAATCATCTGCTGTTCCATAAGTGAAAGACCATATTCAATATTGTCTTTCATCTGGGTATCTCCAGATTCATTCAGCATGATGGTTGACTCAGAGTCAAGCCCAAGTCTAAAGAAGGGCTGATTCGGAGGCAGAAGAGCCAAGAGAAGCTTAGAGGCAAGATTGTTAAGACCTCTAGCACCTACGGAATTATACGGCGTAGTGTAGTTCGTGCCACCATCATCAGATTCCTTAGGGAAAAGCATAGGAATCGTATAGGTCGCACACTTCTCAGCTCTCTGAGTATACGGATCTCGGTCGGTGGTCAGCTTATCATAGGTAACCTTAGCACCCTCAAGAGGGATGTTACCTGCAGTATGTTCAGTATTAGTTGCCATTCCAACCTTCCATTACCAGTCCCTAGACAATGTTACGACCTACACCAGTAGCAGGGGTGTTATCCTTAGTGATCTTCAGGGCCTTCTTACCCTTGCGGTACTTAACCTTGGTAGTTTCTTCCTTCTGCTTGGCTTCACCTTCCTGATTGATCAATTCAAGTTCAGGAGCAGGAGTAGGTGCCTTAACAGCACCACCGCCTCCAGAGCCACCATGGTAAGCACCAAAGGTAGCCACCTTAATAATCTTCTTAAAGGCTTTCTTGATTGAGAATCCCATTTAAATTTCCTTATAAAATGTTTTGTATGAAGAATAACCTAGGTGTTTCTCATAGGTATTCTCCAACATCTTTCTATTAGGGAGATTCGCATTAGAGAACATTACCAGTTTAAAGCCTTTATCCTTTGCAGTCTTTTCTAAGACATACACCAAGGCTCTAGCTAAACCAACACCTCGCTTAAAAGCTACAGTGCATTCTTCGTTAATAACTTGGATACTCGTAGGTGCATACCAAGGACTCCCCCAAGACACTAGGGATGCACCCACGAGTTCCATATCCTTATCATAACAACTAAGTACACAATAACCGCTATTATCTTCTGAAAAGACAATCTGCTTTAGAAAATCATAGGCAATATCTTTATTAGAATACTTAGAGACAAACGGAAGGGAATTAGGATTGTATTTAATCAGCTCAATTCCCTTATCAAAAATATAATCTAAGATCTTGATGTCTTCTTTACCTTTTAAGACACAAATCTTATAGACCTTACTAGAGGGGATTAGTCCCTCGTGCAGAACCAACATAGTCAATCCTTAAGGCTTTCTTTCCCTTATTCTTTTTGTGTTCTTCAGATTCCTCAGCTCCAAGCTCAGGGGCCTCAGGCTCAAGAACAGGGTTCTCAATAGCAGGAGCATTGACCTTAATGTCAGGAGTCTTAGGCTTCTTAAAAAGAGCCCCCATAGTTAGCTATCTCCATTAATTAGTTTGTTTATTATAATGGTCTTCAAGATAAGAGATAACCTGTTGAATACCCATAAGGAGATTACGGTCATCAGAGTACCAAATCATCTTACGGATATCGAAGTCTTTCTGGATTCTCTCAAGGAGCTCCTTAGGGATGTACGGGAAATCTTCATCAATGTCAACCACGTTATTCTTGTCTTCCATAGTTGTGTGTTCCTTAGTCTACTAGGGGATACTAATTAAAATTTGTCTTGCTGTATTAGGAGTACATTTTTGGATTGTACAGGGGAGGAATCTCACCTTCAGTGAACCTATTGAAGTCCTCCTTATGGAGGATCCTAGCCATCGTACACTGCAGGATGGCATCATCTTCAGTAAGCCCCTGCTTCTCATAAGCCTTGACTACAGCTTCCCAATAGGATTCTACAGGAGTAGCGTCAAGGAGCCTCTTGGCCTTTACAGGGCCATACGTAGGACATCCCTTATAGCCATCCGTAGTGTCACCAATGAGAGTCTGATACATGAGCCAATACTTTGATTCATCTTCAGTAATGTCTTTAAACTCACCCCTACCAAAATCAAAGAATTTAGATGGAATAGTCTTAAAATCCTTATCCATAGACACAATAATAGCGTCATTATAGGTAGTGGCATAAATGCCAATTACATCATCAGCCTCAAGATATTTAATGGGTTTAATTACGATATATTCAGGGTTATTATAAACCCATTCAATCAAGGCTTTATAACAGGTGGGCTTTCGGGAATTCCTTCGATTACTCTTATATTCAGGAAGATAATGCTTTCTAAAATTATCCTCATCAGAGAAGAAAAACATCATATCTGAAATAGAATAATCTTCAAGAGTGGTTTCCTTTAGGGCAAACAAAATGTTATCCAAAAGATTCCTAAACTGCTCAACGGCATCCTCAAGGTAAGCATGACAAGTCCAAAGGCCATCACCCCAGTCGATGTCCTTTTGGACACTAGAGGATGCCTTATAGGCAAGGATATCACCGTCAATCAATAGCTTGGCCATAGTAGATATCCTTATGGTAGTTATAGAGCTCAAGACCTTCAGTAGTCAAGTGCCACTTGTTGGTAGGCTTACCAAAGCAGAAGCACGTAATGTGACCACGGGATGCCGCCTCAGCTACAAGCTTAGCTTTGTATCGACAGAAGTCAGACTGAAGCTTAGGGGTATGGGCGTCAATATACCCAAGGAACATAAGATACTTGTGCATTATTCGTAGTCCTCCTCAGACTCATTCCATTCATAATCAGTTTCAAGCTCAATGTTGACATCCTTAAGGGACTCAACAATAGCCTCCTCGGTAGTGATGTCATAAAGCTCACGGACTCCCTTAGGGGTCTCAAGACGGGCATTAAGGTAATCCCCATCTTCATCATGGTCATACCAGAAAATGATTTTGATCTTCTTAGTCGTAGCCATTAATTTTCTCCGCAAAGATTTCAAAAGTATGCTCAGAAAGATACTTACTAGATTTAGAATTTTCTGAGAAGATTGAGAAGCTCATTGATTTATGACCTTCGGTATCCTTATAAGGGAGCATCCAGACTTTATCGTCGAACACCATAGCTACATAATCGTAGTCACCTTCTTTGTAATCAGGATGCCCACAGCCACCAAGCCTAATCTGAATAAAATAGTTGCCTTTAGCAGAAGACTTTACAGCCCTCTTAACTTGAACCTTAAGGAGCTTCTTGCCTGTATCAATAATCAGGTCATACCTGCTCTGAGTAAAAAGAGGGTAGTTGGCAACAAAACCTTTTTCAGTAGCCTTATACGCTACATAAAGCTCACTAGAAGCTCCGTTAAAGTGGCAATTAGTACCTTTCAATGACATGAGTACCAGTTATCTCCAATTTTACCTTCAGTATCCAACTGACAATTAAACTTAAAGAACTCCTGAGTCTGTCTCATAGACTCCTGAGCAATTCGCACACAGTCTTCTGCAATCTCTTTTGTTCTGCAGGCAACCTGTACCTCATCATGCACCCACGCCATCATGGCAAAGTCTCCGTCCCAACCATGCTTGTAGCCTGCTTTACGCATATTCTCCTCAACAAGACACACCCACTTCTTACAAATAAGGGCACCTGCAGACTGCAGGATAGTGTTCAGAGCCGAGTGAGGGCTTCGCACATAAACAAGGCGGCGATCAAGCCCAAGAATATGATGAGAAATATTAAGAGTAGGGCAATCAGGGTGGACACGTTTCTTCCATTTTACTTTTTGAGTGTTACCAATCCATTCAGAGGACTCAACAAGAGCCTTATCAATGGAACTACAGAGCTTCTTGTATGCAGGGACAGCCTTAAAGAATCTTTCCTTAAGGGCTTTACCATCCTTAGCAGTTCCATTAATGACAGCCCCAAGCTTACCGTCACCACCACCATAGAGCATGCAGTAAATCATGGTCTTCGCTTGGTCTCTCGTAGGAAGTCCTGCCATCTTCTGATTATGGGTGTGAATGTCACCCTCAAGGATTTCCTTTATATAAGCACCGTTGTCAAAAGGAAATAGGAAAGACCCAAAGCACCGAAGTTCCAAACCAGAAGCGTCGATGCCTGCCTCAAACCAGCCTTTAGGCACTGTGAACAGAGACCTACACTCCTTACCGTATGGAGACCTTCCTGCAGGAACTTGTGCAACATTAGGATATGAATGTGTTGCACGACCAGTAACAGCACCATTAGGATTAACAGAACCGTGAATACGGTAGTATCCATCTTCATCTTCCTTCATAAGCTTAAGCCAAGCGTTGTCACCCTCAGCAAGCTGTGCGATACGCTTGTTAATCAACAGGTACTCAAGGATCTTAGGTGTCAGAGGGATACCCATAGCAGACTGAAGGGTGTCTTCATCAACCTTAGGGGCACCCGTAGGTGTAACCTCAGTAGGCTCCCAACCTCTTTCCATAAGCACCTTAGCAATGTGACTACGGGAATTAGGATTGAAGGTAACCTCCTCATACTGAGGATAAGGGACACCTGCCTTAATACCCTTCTTAGCGTTATCTCGCTTGTAGATCTTGTCTCCCTTGTAGACAGTCCAAGAGCCTACCTCAGAGACAAGGCTCTCATAGATCTCCTGTCTCTTTGCAGAGAGTTCAGCATAGAGCTTTACTGCCGCATCTTTATCAAAGACAAACCCATTACGTTCCTGCTTAGCCATGACCCAAGCAATGTCATGCTCAAGCTGAATGGCCTTCAAAGGGTAACCCTTAGCCATCAGCTTCTGGAACAACTTAAGGGTAACCACAACGTCCTGTTTGTTGTATTCATACATTTCAGGAGTAAACTTGTCCCATGCGTCCTCTTGTTCACCATAGGTGCCCTTCAGTTCACCCATACGGTAACCATAAGCCTTCAAGCTATGAGAACCATAGAGGGCCTTAGGGAGCCTACCAGAACGCATAAGACCAACGTCAGTGTCCTTGATGTTCGCATAGATCAAACGAGCAAGTACAAGAGTGTCAATACAGACATCTCGAACATCAAATGCAAACCTCTCACCCTTAAGCTTCTTAAGAGCAGGGATGTCGAATTTGCAGATATTGTGGCCAACTATGCTGTACCCACTAGTACCATACTTATTCAGGGCATCGAAAAACTCATCAAGATCAGTGTAACCAGTGTACAAATCGGTATAAGAATCGTACAACCAACCACACCAAAACCTCTTGGTCGTATCAAGCAACCCATCAGTTTCAATATCGAATACAATATATTTGTCTTTAATTGTCAGCATTTTCTATTCCTTAAATAGCCTTGCTTATTTCTTAAATAGCTTTGCTAAAAGATCCTACAGGAACACCAAAAGGAAAGCTACTGTAGTAGAGATCACCCACATTACAATCATGTAGCTCTTGAATACCAGAAAGCTGAGGTCTCTGTACTCAGCAGAATGCTCATGCTCAGAGGCTAGAAGCACAGGGGCAATAGGAAGCAACAGGATAATCCAAAAGCATGAAAGGGCACGATCCGTAAGAGACATGTCCTTGTCGTAATACCAGAAAGTAAGTGGGTAAATAAACTCTTTAAAACTCATTTTCTTCATCCTCAAAGGGACACTCAGGGTCTGCCTCATAGTCAGAGAGCCTGCCAGTGTTCTGGTCATAGTAGAGATAACCACTGACACCTGTAAGACCACAGAAGCGGTTCTTAAGGACTCTAATGGTCAACACATTAGGATTGTCACCCTGTTGGTTTCTCTCAAGGCCGATCACCATATCAGAGAGTTGTGCAATAGCTCCAGACCCTCTAAGTTGACTAAGGGACACCTGTGCACCCTCTTCATGTCCCTTCTTTTCAGGACGCTTAAGGTGAGACACTACGAACATGGTAGCACCTGTCTCTTCCACAAGTGAACGAAGGTTAGTCATAAGCTTGTCAATGGCTTTACGTTCACCACCATCCTCATCGGTATCCATACCAGAGACCACAATGGAGATATGGTCAAGGAAGATACGCTTGCACCCTAGGGACACAATCATATACCTGAGCTTACTAAGCAGATTGCCTGAATCAAGAGACCCAAAGTGGTCGTACAGGAAGAATTTCCCGTTCCCAATAGTTTCCACAAAAGCTCGGCTTCGTTCATCTTCATCTGTACCCTCAGGGTCGAGTATGAGTCGCTTGTTAAGATGAATCGACATGAGTTCCATCCCAGTTTTGCGAGTAGATTCTTCAAGAGCAACAATTCCGCATAGTTCTCCCCTGTGAACACCAAAGTAGTATTCGAGTTCTCTGAGTATTGTGGACTTTCCCATACCACTTCCACTTGTGAAGACATACAGTTCACCATGTCTAGCTCCTTTAGTTTTCTCTTGAAGTGCCTTCCAAGGATACTCCACGGAATCCTTAAGGTCATCAATGTCGGTTACACACTTCTCATACAAGTCCGTACCCGCAACAATACCATCAGGTCTGTAAGGCTTGGCATTCCAAACAGCCTGAATAACATCACTGCCTTTGCCCTCAAGTAGGCACTCATTAGGATCCTTCAAAGGAAGGTTAGCAATGAAAGCCTTACCTGCAGGCAACACCTTGGCACACTCTTCACAAGCCTTACGACCGGGTTCATCCATGTCAAACATGAGAACCACTTCTTCAAACTTGTCAAGATACTCAAGGTTATCTTCAATAGCCTTCTTAGCCGCTTGAGCCCCATTAGGGATACTCACAACAGGCCACTTGTTAGACTGAAGCTGACTCACAGTAAGACAGTCAATCTCACCCTCGGTGATCACAATTTTCTTACCAGAAGACCACAACTGAGAACCAAAGAGTCGATTAGAGATCTTACCAAGGACTGCAAAAGTCTTATCAGGAAACCTAAGTTTCTGACCTACGATATTACCGTTGTCGTCATAGTAGTTGGCTACTTGACAGGGAGTTCCCTTGTAGTCACCCACCATATATTTGAACTTAGAACAGGTGTCCTGATTGATCTTCCTTGCAGAAAGATAAGACACATCAAGATTATCAAGAGGAATACATTCCTTACACATAGCACTCTCCTTTTTATGGATTACTTCCCCATCAGCTCTAAAATACGAATTACAAGAATAACAATAACGATGGCCATCGCTAAAGACTCCACAGGCGTCAGAGGAGCCACACTTAGGACAAGATTCATGATAAAGAAACGTACTCTCTTGATAGTCTTTCATTTTACAACAGGTAGTTTTCTACGAGATAACGAAGGCTCTTCCAACCAGTAAGATTAGCATACTTGCGATAGTCGTCATCTCGAATGCAAGTATGCTCCATAGGAGACATATGCTTGCCATCATAAAGATGGTCGTACAATGCAAGATCCTTCTCAATGTTAGGCTTAGAACCATCATGATTATTATAGCTCACTCGGGCACATCGTGCGGCAGAGATCTTCATGAGTGTCTTATAGTTCTCCTCACCGATCTCCTTAATGTCCTCATCAGTGATGTACGGAAGGGACACGACAGTATGCACCTTATCTGCACCCATTCGAGCAAAGATGTCAGGGCAGTCCTTACGAGGAACGCTAACCTCAAGAATGCCTACATCCTTGTTACGGTAACGATTCATCTCATCATAGATGACTCTTGCAAGCTGTCGGATTTCAGGTTGTGCATCAGGCGCAAGCCGAAGCATAAAGAAGTTGTACCATTCGGTAGCCGTAACGATCACCTTAATGAACTGGAAGGGTTCAAGAATGCGATTGACGTGTTGCTTATGGATACCCATGCGTTCCATCATCTCAGCAGTCTTGCAGGCATTCTCTGCGGCTTCACCCCAAAGAGCATAGAATTTAGTAGCAGTTACTACATCGGCCTCTGTCTCACCCACCATGCCCTTCTGATTCATGAAAACCTTAGGAGGAATCACAGGATTATTTTGCACCTGTTCAATCATACGCTTCACAGGGATAGCACGGGAGCTACTGGCATTACGTGAGAAGACACGATGTGTCATAAACTCACTGTGGATATATCGAGGGTAAGTCAACTCAAAAGTCCACAGGTTTTCATGATGAACGAGACACTTAGCAGTACAAATATTCATTCTTCATCATCCTCTTCATAATCATCATCTTCCTCGTCTTCTTCATCAAGAGATTCAAGATACTCCTGATACTCGTCTTCCCAACGAGCTTCCCAGTCCGATTCAATACGATCAATTTCCTTTTGAGTCTGCATATAAGCCTCTTAAAATAAAAGTGGTACCCTAGGAGGGACTTGAACCCTCACGAGCCTTGCTTCTCCACTGATTTTAAGTCAGTTGTGTATACCATTTCACCACTAGGGTATATTGGCGGAAGTAGTAGGATTCGAACCTACGGATCATTTCTGATCACTGGTTTTCAAGACCAGAGCATTCAGCCACTCTGCCATACTTCCAGAATTCTTTGGGGTTACCGTTGCCCCATCGGATCTATTTCGGTAGACATCCTAGTCAGTAGCGACCTGACACTCTTAAGTGCCGTAGGACTTCCTCACTTCTCTTATGGTGAGAGAGAGTACAATCAAACAGCGTATTTGGTCTCTCCTACAGGAATCGAACCTGTGACCCACAGCTTAGAAGGCTGTTGCTCTATCCAACTGAGCTAAGGAGAGTTAATAGTATTCTGTAATCTGACGAGAGTTAGCCTTACGGATCTTGTAGTAAGTAAAGCAACTCTCAGGATTCGCGTTCAACACAGGTGCTCTGATGATAGTCTCATCATTGTACTCGTCATATGTGTAGTAAACGATGTAGTAGATGGGTTCATCTGCAGTTGCATCAAATAATACACAAGCACATTCGCGGGTAAAGCCCGAAGCACTGAGAATTTTAATCTCATCCCTGTAGTAATGCGTGTCATCCACCACTGCGCATCCTGAATTACCAATAAGATCTTCAATATCCCACTTATTAAGTACGATGTAGTCTTCTTCCATGGTTGCCTCACTTATGTAAGCTAATTATTGCTTCAAGTCGCCTGTTGGTGTCTCTGAGTATTTTAACACCTTCCCCATGTAGCTCTGCACCTTCTGACAATAGTTGTCTACATACGACGACTGACTCTGCAGTAACTCTGTCGGTATGTTGCATGATGGCTTTGTTTCCACTGTTGATGTTGTATTGCAACCTGTTAATCCGCTTATCAAGAGCAGATTGCACAGCATCAGTGGTAGCCATGTCTTTAAGAAGCAAGTTAATCGTTGCATCTTTTCCTTTAGTTACCTCATCAAGCTTTGCAATGTACTCTTGTTGGGTTGATACTAGGATCTCCCTATACTTGTTCTCTTCATAGGAAGATCCTAGGTACAAACCAACAAAGAACGCAACACCAATGATAACGGCTTTAACGTATCTAAACATGTCGCTTCTCTCTACTAGCGTACACTAATAGCCTACATAGACGAGATCGCCCTCTTGTACGTCATCAATGCAACCATTGTATTCCTCAAAGTCTGCCTTAGAGAGACCTACCTTCTCTAGAAAGGTTTCTTTCTTAGAAAATTTAAGGAACTTAGCACCCTTACCGTACCATGACTTAACATCAAAACAGGGACAGTCCTTACGGACTCCCTCAAAATCTCGATGACCACATACAGTGACCTCATCGTTATAGACTCCTCTCAGGTAATCAATAAGAACTCTAAGGGACTCCTTCTGTTCCTTAGTGAAATTGTCAACGGACTTACCGTTGCGATCGATGCCACCGATCAGGCAGATACCTACGGAATCGCTATTGTGCCCTTTGACATGTGAACCAACGGCATTCAGGGATCTACCCTCCTGAATAGTTCCATCGGTCTTAATGACAAAGTGATAGCCAATACCTAGCCATCCTTGCTGTCGGTGCATCTGATCAATCGTCTTCCAATCATAGGAATCTTTGGGTTGTGTAGCAGAACAGTGAACAACAATGAATTTGGTTTCAGGTCTTGACTTGTAATTGATGAAACTCTTGTGAGTCTCAATGTAAGGTTTCTTATAGTTAACGGTCATTTTTACTCTTCTTCTTATCAAACAAGACACCCATAGGGATTTTCTTTAATGGCTCCTTAAGCCATTCCTCAGGGATCTTTTTGTCTGCATAGGGGATCCCATTCTTGTCACAGAATGATGCGTAGGTAGTCTTAGATCCCTTGTAGATAGGAGTAGCTGACCTACTAAAGACAAAACGAATGTCTAGGTTAGGATGTTGCTCTTTAATGAGCAGGTGTTTCTTTCTGTCCTCTGCGTCCCATACTCCCTTGGTCTCTACAATGATGCCGTTAGGAAGTACGAAATCAGGGGTGTACTTGTGTTTTCTTTCGGGTACTACATATTCAAGATAATATTGCTCGTATTTAGGTTCAATTGAAAAGGTCTTGAGAAGATCACTGTTGACCTCCTCAAGACCTGACCTGTAAGTACCCGTATTATGTCGCCTCTTGTAACTGTAGGCGGCCTTGCGGGTTGTCATGTGTATTATTCTTCCTCAGGAGTCTCTGCAGGGATAAACATGAGACGCACAAAGTTTTTAAGGGGAAACTCCTCACTGCGAGAGTAAAGGAAAATACCATCACCGTTACTATCAAGATACCCAACTCGATACTTGCGATGACTGCCGGTAAAGTTATCCTTGAGTTTCAAGTTGGCCGCACTTGCTTCACAAGCCAGAACATCAACGGCATCACCAATGGCTTCCTCAAAATCGTACTCACCGTTGAGGAGGTCTTCAACATCGTACCAGACGCCAGTGTCGATTTCCTTAGGGTGTTCCTTCATGTCTACGTCCTCAATGTCACGCTTATGAACAATAAAAGTATAGAAAGCAACAGAATCACAGAGCTTGTTCATCTCAGGATCCTTAAAGGCAACGGAGTAACGCGAGAGCTTAACGAAGAGGTAATCCTGATGAGGAAAATCAGGGTCTTTCGCACGCACTGAAATTTGGAAATTGAGTTTGTCGACCGTAAGATCAGTAAGCATACCAAACTTCTCCTTACGAGCCTTGTAAGTAATCTTGTACGTCATTTGTTTATCCCCTTATTAATTAGAAGTCAGACGGGTTTTCATCGTCCTCAAGTTCCTCCCACGGTTCCTTAGTGGGAGCCTCATAGCCTTCCCCCTCATCGCTGAAGCCATAGGATTCTGCAGTACCACCACCAGAGAATTCATTGAGCTGAATCACCTGAACAGCCACAGGGCGGAGCGAGAGGCCGCAAGTCTTGGTAGTCGGGAGGTAGTACGGTCGAACAGAGAAGTTAACCTTGATGACAGAGTCACGGCCAATATTAGCCGCTTCCATGGGCTTGCCACGGGAGTCAAACTGCGGGAGCTTGATGTTGATCTTTTCACCATTCTTCTTAGTGATCTTGGCCTTCTGCTTGAACTTAAGAACAATGCGTCCTTCTTCGTCGTTCTCGTAGATGTCAGACATAACAACCTTGCGGCCCTTAGCAACAGCCTTAGCAACTTCCTCATCGTTATCGTAAAAGTCTTCGAGCATCTGCTGAAGCTTTGCGATGAGCTTGCCAGTAGCTTCGTTGTCATCCATTGCAAGATTGACCTTGTAGTCACCGTCAGGGTTGAACTTGGTGTCAGGATCCTTAAGGTAAGGATACTGTGCATAGCCCTTGGGAGTGGTGAGTCGAATATCGTTCATAGTGTGTGTTTCCTTTTAGTGTGTACTTGAGAGGTTCCTGTTCTCTTCTCTCTACTAGCGTACACAATTGATTTTGTTAGTTTAGATATGAAAGTAGAGAGGAGAACCCTAGGCTCTTCTCTCTCTACTAGCGTACATTAATGGGTTTCAGTTAAAGTCTAGCTAAAGGCGTACATGGACTCTTTAGCACATTCAAGGTCAAGGTCACCCTTGGTCGGCACTTCGGGGAGATCCTTGAGCATCTTCGGAGACAGCAGGTTGCAAATATGATCGTGAAGATCCTGCAATACATCGTTCTCCGTGTAGGTACTTACAAAGACTTCTCGAACAGTGGTAAACATGACGGAGCCATGACCTGCGGGGACACCGTAGGAATCATGAATCATAGCAAAAGCATTGACACCCTTGTCAACACAGGCACAGACAGTAAGCATCAAGTGCGAGGCATCCATGCTGTGAACAAAGTTAGGGGCAATACCCTGCTTCTGCTTGCGACTATCAATCTCCCCAGTAGGTTCCATCAGGTTAGGACGGAAGAATGCACCTTCCTGAACATCCTCAGATTCGCCAGAGGTTGTGTCAAAAATCTTAATAGATCCCGAAAGGACAGACTTGAGACGCTTAATCTTCATCTTAGGGTACTTCTGCTTTACGGGGAAACCCGCAGGTGTAATCCAAGTGGTAGGAAGGTTCTTGCCTTCAATGTTTTTGTCCTTTGCGAGGAGACCTGAGGCAGTCTGAAGCCATTCCATGGCCTCAACAGCCTTGACCACAACACCCTTAAGAGAATCCCAGATAAGCCCTGCCATGTAGCGGGCAGACTGAGAGGGCTTAGAGAAAGACAGGGGATTGTGAGCCAATGCAGGATAGACAGTATCTTCAAGGATTTGGTCTGCAAACCCGAACTTACTGGCACCATAGCAGAGAGTCATCGTAGGACGCTTGGTGACACTACGAGAAATCCCATGGTCAAGCCATTCCTTCGCAAGGCTCTTAGTACCCTTCTTGAGATAGCTAGAGCCATCCTCAAGGGTTTCCATAGTGTCTCCGGTACCTTCCTGCATGTCTCGCTTAAGGAGCTCCTTGACCTTCTCAGCAACGATACCATAGATGTCATGAACATGGTCGTCAGGCTTGAGGTTGACGGCTTCCCCACCAACAGAGTCACGGAGCATAGCAGAGAAGTGTTGCAAGCCAGAGCAGGAGCCATCAAAGGCAACTGCAAGCTTAGACTTGAAGGTTTCCCCGATCTTGAGGTACTCGTTCCACTCAAAGCAGAATGCAAGGAATTCCCAAGGACTATCCGCCTCAGTCCACTGCAGATTATCCAGAGGCTTCTCTGCAATGCTTACAATCATGTCGGAGTTGGTATAGACCCATGCAATACGCTCCTCAAAGGGTTTCTTATCAAGACCCCACATGTTGGCACCCTGAAAGGCAAGCCACGTATGGCCATCCTTCCCCAGTTCAACACCTTCGGAGAACTCAAGCATTGACTTCATAAAGTCGTTGCCTTGGGGGTGAATCAGGGTCACAGGATAGATCCTGCCACGGAAATCAAGGTTATGCGGGAAATAGATTGCTTCATCATCCTTGAAGTCGTTGGCAAGCTTGAGGATGCAGTTGACTAGGATCCTCTTGGCCTTACGTTTATTGTCATCCTGATAGTAGTGCGTCATAGCTTGCCTCCACTCGCGTTGTGTGGCTTCGTCAGTGTCTGCCTCGATAGGGCGTACAGGAGGCTCTGCAGGATTCGCTGTAGGCATTTCTAGAGCCTCAGGGATGTGCTCCCAAGAGCATACGGCGTTAGCTACTTCAAGCACCTTAGAGTTGATATGCCATGCAGTGCTCTGAATAGCATTAACAGCCTTGTAGACATTCGGCATGTCGACATCAGAGTACAAAGCATCACAGTCCTTAGAAGACATACGGACAAGCTGTAAGGGTTTTTTGAGGTTGATGTAGTAACCACCATCAAACGGCGTAGTCCACGGCTTGGGCGGGATAACCATAGGGCGATGTTCCATCATGAGATCTGCAAGGTAGGTGTCTTGGTGCTCAATGTATGTAGCAATCTCCTCATCAAGTTCAACGGAATACTGAATGTTTCCATTAACGAAGTTTTTGATGATATGAATGAGCTTAGTGTGGACTGCAAAGAGTTCAACCATCTTCATACCAACAAGGCAACGCTCATTACTTCCCCACTTGTTCCATAGCTTTACTCTACCCTCATCGGCAAGGTGCTTCTCCTTCTGAATGGCATACCTTTTTTTGAACTGAAAGGCAATACGCTTATCCATGCCTGCCTTAAAGGACTGGACTTCCTTAGGGGACATAGAGGAAAGGACAGTGTTAAACCTGACCTCGTCCTCAATGGCTTCGCCTACTTTCATCGAAAGATGAGTAAGGCCAACACGGGCCATAGAATTAGACAGGATGGTTTTAGACACGATAAAGGCAATTTCGTCTGCCTTCAGGGTGTTGATAAGGGTAGCCGCGGTATGCTTTCTGCCACTCTTGCCAGTGTTGACTTTATCGAACCAGTCTTGCAAGCCCTTAGACATGGCGGGAATGGACTCAGACAAAAGAATTTTAGCAGTGCCGATGTTGGTAAGGTTATTGTCTGCAATGGCCTTATTTCTCTTAGACATGAAAGCATTAAATGCGTTGTCTTTGCTTTCAAGCTCCAGACTAATCTCACGGTCTACCCTATGTTTACCATAGGTAAGACACAACTCATCGTATGAGTTCTCATCAATAGAGAACTTCTCTGCATTTTCATAGTAAGACATAGGGGACACCTTCTGTAAGTCTTCAGTAAGTATTTATAAGGTTATATAAAGATAATTATTATAGATGTTAATGTAAGAGTACCTAGGTTAACACTGTTGGTTAACCTTAGGTATCTCTCTGCTCTCTCTACTAGCGTACACTAATTGGGAGCTCCTTAAGGGTACACTAAGCTTTGTCTATCTTATTTGATCTTTCCACCATGTTGGTAGTTGTGGAGCCACTGAGAATAGACAAGAAATTTGGTTTTGTCTTTCTCCGCAGATTCGCCTGCTTTTCTGCCTGCTCTAAAAGCATACTTGATAGCATTTCCCTTTAGGAATCCTTTGAACTCCTCAGACGTTAGGATAGATTGCATGAGTTCAATAGGTTCCACTGCCCCATGGTAGTGCGTGGCCTCCTCAGGAGAGCCTGCGATAGCCTTTGTGTCTTCAATATCCTTAATTTCTTCCATTTTGTCCCCTTTTAGTAATAGATTCCCATAAGTTTGCAAATAAAGACAAACAGGGGAAAGATTCCAATAATGATTGCAATTCCAATGAATACAATCAGGTATTCTTTAAGATTAAGCATTCTTTTCAAGCTCCTTAATATGGTTATTCCACATGGACAGGATTGCATTCATAACACTGCCGTTCATAGATGCCACACCGATGAGATCCATAGCCCCTTTCTTGAACTTGTAGAGCTTGCCCTCTACAGTCTCACCACCTGAATATTTACCGGTGAAAGTGTAGATAGTCTCACAGTTGGTAAAGGTGACGAAGTATGCACCCTCCTTCCAACGATAAAAGAGAATAGAGGCCACGTCAGAGCGTTCGATGACGGTGATGGTACGAGTATACATGTTATCTCCTATGCTAGCTTGCTAGCCTCTGGACGCCCCTAGGGCGTTCTATGGCTTTCCTAGGGGCATTCCTTTAGTTGATTTACAGGGGATTCATCAGGAGAGGCCGAAGCCCCTCCCTTAGGACTCGTTAGAGGTTGTACCACACAATCCCCAGCGTTGCAAGGGTGATGAGGATATTAACCATCACCATGCCTCCCACCATCTTGAGGGTGTTCATCAGATCAGTGTCATTCTGTTCGGGATCAACAGCGGGGGCCTCGACCTTAGCAGGAGCATAGTGGTGCTGTGCGACATCCTGCGTGACCTCGAGGAATTCGGAGAGCATCTCAAGGAGCTCATTGATGATCGTGGAGGTCTTGAAGTATTCAACACGACCGCCATTGGCGCTACGTGCCTGAATGGAGTCAACCTTTCCGTTCAGGAATTCCACCGTGTAGCGGCGGGGCGGCTCGTGGGGCCCCCCC